TTTCATTAGTAATAAACTTTTGTTGTGATGAAATATAAAGTCTTTTGTTTCTTGAATCTTCTACAAGTATGGTTGCAGTTGCACCAGAAGTATTACCAGTAATTATTTCACCGTTAGTAAACTGTTGCGTATCTTCTGTAAGTATTCTATCCCCATCTTTTTCGTCTAACACATACGCAGTGGTTGTTGTTTCATAACGCACATAACTGTTTACCACCTCATAGGTAAGTTGACCAGCTTCCATAAACTTGTAATATTCTTTTAAAAATCTAACAAAGGTGGGGTGGTCAGCCTGTATAAAATCAGGCACCTGTCCTTCTATGAGGGGTGAAACTTTAGTCAGTAGTTTTGACTTTTCATCTGCCATTGATTAGTATCCAGAGGAAGTTGGGTAAGACGTAGTTGTGTTAACTGATGTTGTACTTGCAGTCCCAGATGTTGTTGTTGTATAACCCACACCAGTTGTTGTAGTATTATCCACCTGTCCTGTCACAGTTGAATTAATTAAATCTACTTCCAATATTTGATTACGAACTGGAACAACGTCAGTTGAACTTGGTATTGCAGTTACTCTTATCTGTGTTGATAATGCACCATCTACATTAGATACTGCTGTTATTTTTACTGAGTTGATTGATACAGTTCCATTTGCATAATCTATTGTACCAGCTGCAGAACTTAAATAAGTTCTTGTTCCAGAAACTATAGAGTATATTCTTACTGCACCATCACCATCTTCATCAAAGAAATATTCTGTAGTAGTATCTCCGTCAATTTGAAAACCTGTTGATGCAAGAATACCACCTCCACTCTTATTGTGTTCAGAGTGTGGATTATAAAAATTGTTTGCAAAATTAATTGAATAGTTTGTAGATGTATTTAATGATGGGGTAAAAAACTTACCCATAGTTACAGTTGTTGTATTATTTGTAATTGCAGTATTTGTATCATCAACTAAACCTGTAAGTCTTGAATGTCTGAATGGACTATTAAAAGTATTTAATGTAGATGAACTATAATCAGTTAATGTTGATAATACATTTGTTTCTAATGTGGATTTTCCTAAAGTTGTTGCAGATGAATTATAGTTAAATGTTATACCTAAAATTATAAAGGTTGTTTCTGGGTCAACTACTACTGGAGTAATAGATGCAACCTTAAATGAGTCTAAACCTTTTACTAAGTTTTCTTTTTGTGATGTTGTAAGATTAATTCCTGTTGTGCTTTTTATTGATATAAAAACTTTACCATACTCTGGTGTTGAACTTACACCTGTACTTGTATTAAAACTTCCATCTTCTCCACCCCATACTGAAACAGCCTGTGTGTTTGTAAAAAGTTTTCTTACATAAACTTTATAATCTTCTGTTGTAACTGCACGACCTTGTGATGCGTAATCAAGTGGTGCATTTAATTTTATAGATGAAATACTTTCTGGTTCAGAACCACCTATTGCATTTGCAACTGTAGTAACAGTAATACCTGTTACACCATCAATTGAGCCTGGTGATGTAAAACTAAATGCACCATTAGCTGCAGTCTTATTTGTAATTACATAATTTAGTGTAACTATATTACCATCTGATAATGCAACACTGGTTGCACCATCTCCAAAGTATATTTCAAATCTACCACTTTCAGTTTCCTGTAAATAATAAACTGTACTTGAACTTGAGAGTTGTGTTATATCAGTTGCCTTTGTGTAAGTTGTAGTTGTCGTATCTGATGTTGAGTTTTGAACTCGTACTCTAAGTGTTGATGTATCTGCACGAACATCTGTCAATGTAAATCTTTGGTCAACATCATTACTGTTTACAAGATATCTTGTTGTTGCATATGTACCCTCGTAAACTGATGTGCTGTCAAAGGGAACAGCTGAACCTGTATTTTGTGAAGTGACATCTGTAATTGTAACAAACTGATAATTTACTCCATCTACTGAAGTTGAGAATGTAGTTCCAGCAGGCATAGTTGCAAGTGACTGTGATGTACTAAGTGAAATATTAATTGTTGCAACTGGAGCTCTAGGTGAAGCTACTTCATATCCTAACATCTTTGCATGGGACACTACACTGGAACGAAGTGATGCACTATCTAAGAACATTTCGTTTGCTAACATATTTGCATTGAAACCAAGATAGTGAGTATTGTATGCAAGGACATCTAACAAGGCACTCATACCAGAACCTTCAAAGTCATAGTCTGTAAATTCTGTTTGGTTTTTTAGGAATGTTTTTAAATTATCTTTGACATCATCAAAGTCAAACTCTGTGACATTTAATCTTTTATCATTGATTGCCATCTATCGTAACCTCTCTAGTAATTGTGTAACCTCAACTAATTCTGTTGGTGCGTTCACCACATAAAAATAAACAGTCACTTCGTATGCGTTTCTGTCAAAGTCTGGTATTGCTTGTACTCCAGTCAATCTTGCTCTTGGTTCAAAGTTCTCTATCACATCTTGTATCTTTCTTGCAATGACAGCCGATGTAAGTGGTGTCATAAGTTCAAATAACATTCCTCTCACATCTCCAGCAATCTCTGGGTGAAAAGGTTTCTCGTAAGAGTTTAGTAAAACTAGGTTACGAACAGAACGCTTGACTGCTTCAATATCAGTTACCTTGTTGACATCTTTGTTGGACTTCTTACTGAAGAACAAATCCAAATCTCTATACTGTTTTACATTACGACTGATATCATTATTAGCTTGTGCATCTTTGTACGCAGACATACTTTGACTCCCATGTCTTTATTTAGTATCTTTATGTGGACGCATCTCTAAAACTTGGGTCATAATCTCCAAAAGAAGAATATTTGATTCTAATAAATGCTACTGATTGAGCACCAGCTAATTCTAGGTTGCTTTCACCTTTAGTATCAGAGAAATTTAATAATAAGTTTCCATACTTACTAAATTCGTTGTTATATCCTATATCCCCTGAAATTTTAATTTCATTAGTATATAATCTATGACGAAATGTTATAAAGGGTTTTCTAAAAATTTCAACCCCATCTTTTACGTAATAACATTTTGGGTCATCTATCATAACTCCATATATCCTTATAATTCTATATGGTATTTCCAATAATGGAAATGGATTTCCAAAATCATGTAATCTATTAGAAGGTCTTGCATTTAATCTTTTAGCTCTATTAAAAAAATCGACAACCTTTGTGTGACGAGTATTATAAAAAGTTTCAATATTATCATTTCTAAGATTATAATTTCCTTTAGGATATACTCTTGGTCTTTCTGCAACGACAATTGTTTCCTCACCACCTGACTCTGATTTTATTTCAGTGGTTGTGCTTCTTGTAACAGTTGTTTCGACAAAATTATCTTCTGGTCTTTGAACTTCTCTTTTTGTTTCTCCTACAATTTCTATATTACTACTCTCTGTTCTTACTTCAGTAGTTGTAGTTGCTTTACTGTAAAGAGTATTTTCTTTGATTGCAGTTGTTTGTGTTGCAAGACCTGTTTGTATAGTTGTTGTGTTTGCATTTGCAGTAACCTTATCAACTTCTTCTGCAATGCCTGGAGCATCTGCCATTAATGTTTCTGCAGCTGCCTCTGTTGCTTCAGTTGCACCATCTGGTAATTTAAAATTTGGAACTACTGAACAAAGGTCTACACTTGGAGCAGAGAGTGAGGGAACTGACGGTGCAACTTGAGATACCAAATTATCTAGACTAACACCAGCAGTTGATAAAGAGTCACCAAACTGATTTGTAATAGAATCTAATTTAGACCGATACTCTAATAGACCAGATGGTAGAGATAAATTTATATTACCCAGTGCAGTCAGTTCTGCTTGTAAACTTACATCTGGTGCAGAGGGTAATTCTGGTATCATACTTGAAAGACTTGAACTTAATGCTGATACCTCAGTTGATAGTGTTGATGAAAGAGCTGAAGGACTTAATGTAAGACTACTTGATAAAGAACTTTTTAAACTATCCATCTTCTCTAACACACTGTTTAGGTTTGGACTTGCACCACATATATCTGCTGTTTTAAAATCTGCCATACTGTTCTCCTATAATCCTGACACTTCATCTGTACCACTTCCTCTTGATGGTGATACTGGGTGAACATGGTCAGTTAAATCTCCGTCACCTTTTACGTCAACGAATGTATCTCCGTCAATCTTCTCTTTGAACGCACCAACATAATGATGAGTTGCATCACCACCATACTTGATACCTGTTATACCAGAAATGGTTGTTGCAAGTGAACCATATAATTCTGTAACTGATGTTCCAACAGTTTCACTTAAACTTTTTTCGTAATTGATTGTAACTGCTTCTACAGAACCAAGATTTGTCGTACCACCAGACTTGATAGACATAATACCTGATGATGTAGTTAGTGACATATCAGTTGACGCAGATAAAATCATTCGGTCTGTGGTTGATGCAAATAAAATATCTGTGGTTACAACTGTTCTTTGTGAACCACCAACTGAACGAGTTTCACTTCCACCGATTGTTACATCAAAGTCTTTACTTGTTCCTGTCTTGGTTGTACCGACAGCACCCTTGACACTATTAACCACATTGAAAGAATGATTACCATTTATTTCTTCTTCTAGATTACCACCACCTTTCTCTGAACCTCTTGCACCAATCTTAACTTGTTCACTCTTGTGTATCTTTCTTGTGTAGTTACCTTCTACCTCTAAAACATAATCACCTTTTACAAGATGATTGTAATTACCTGTGGCTGTTAGATTTACATCACCATTGATAAACACATTATTATCATCTGCAATGATTTCATAATTTTTTCCAACTACCTTAACAACTCTTTGTCCGTCTGGGTGTATCTCCTCAAATGTTCCTGTCTTATGATAACGAAGTAATCTTTCTGCTTCTGGTGAGTCATCTACCTCTATGACATGACCACTTTCAGATTCATACACATGATTGTAAGGATATTGAGATGAACTGTAAGGAATATTATTTTTTATATAAGTGTTATAGTCAACAGATTTAGGGTGAGGTTCTTCAAATGTGCTAGCAATAGGAGTTGTTTTGAGAACATCAGATACAGTTCCTATATTTGGTTTAGTCGCAATAGGTATTCCGTTACCATCATTGTCTTCACGATTATTTCTTCTGTTAGTTAACGAGGTATGATTTTCTGATTTTATTCCTCTACCTAAAAGACTTACATCTGGTTCTCCTATTTCTTGACCATTCCAAACTTCATCATCTGAACCATTACCTTCTTTGGGATAAGGGCCATAAGTTGGAGTACCTTTGTATAATACTTGTGGTGAATCGTTTCCTCTTGGGTCATTGAAACCTTTTGTGTTTTCTGCACCCTCTTGAGGTATGCCAGGCAGTGAACCCATAATGAGTGGTTGTTGTTTTTCAACTGCGTCTAGGAAGAAACCAATAACCCAACTTCCTTCAACAAGAAAAGAGGGAGTGTTCCCTAGTCCTTGCATGGAAGGGTCTGTGGTTGGGTGCATAACATGAGCCCAAGGCAAATCAGCAGTAGGGAGGTCTTCTAGACTCTCCGTATGATACCCTAAACAACGAACTCGAACTCTTCCCAATTTAGATGGGTCTTTTCTATCTTCTACGACCCCAGTGAACCAGACGAAACCGTCTTGTCCCATAAAATAATTTTCTTTCATAGAATAATACTCCTTACAGAGTATTTAGTCCGTTAATGTAAATCAGGGTCACGACCTAAACGCCATTTCTCT